TGGATATGATGCAATTTCTTCGGGAGTATCAACCGCATTATCACAAGAAGCACAGTGAATTAAGTCTTGGCTTGTCGATGGCTTCCATTTAGAGCCATTAGACATGATAAGAATAGTGTCATCACTCATGTTGTTGTCACCGTTACCGTCCCCACAGATCCTGTTGCACTAGAACCACGAACATGGGGAACATTTGTTCGGGTTATTTTTACAAATCCATCTTGCTGAAACAAAGCTCCAACTTCAAGCCCAGAATCATCTGTTTGTAAATCAGTTAAAGTAAGTCTTGTTGCTCTCTCTTCGCCTGGGTTTTGTTGTTGCTCCATATATACAGCAAAACTTCGTGTTAAATTTGCAAAGTATTGTTGATCGTACTCTGTCGGAGGTACAGCAAAAAAGGGTAAAATTAAGTTTCGAGACACTAACGCCTCCCATCAGGCCGTATATCAAGCCGTGGAGAACCCAAGCGCCATCCAACACCCGTGGCTGTAGATTCTACCCTGACTGCAAAACTACGGCCTCTAAGCCTAAGATGTACTTGGTCGGTAAACTGCTCAACAGGGACTGATGCTGTTTTAGTTACGGCACTTGATGTTGACTGTAGATAATTACCTCCAGGGAAATTTCTTGTTTTTATAGTTATATTTGCAGAAGGACTACCCGCTGTTGACCCTCTAAACGTTAAATCTGGAATCATTCTACGAATAAACGCAAACTGTTCTCCATCTCCTATGTCAAGTTGGCTTGATTCAATATAAGCAGTAAGTGCCGACCCATCGTCATCAAATCCAGATTCTTGAGTGTAGAGATAGTTATTTGGCCCTGCTGCAATAGGGTTGTCGAAGATGCCACGATCCATCCAAAAACTTCTTGCAAGTGAACCATAATACCAAACTTTCTGTTCGTAATTATAAACTACATATCTATCGTTATTGTCACTAGATGCTGAAGGATAAAACCACCATATTTCAGAAAAAGCCGTATTGGTTGCAGCTACAATTTTTTCACGTTGTAAAAGATTAAAATCATCAAATACAAAATCCCTTACAGAACAAGGCAATCTTTGCACCGTACCACCGTACACATAAAACTCTTTCAGCCCCATCCAGAACACGTTGTCTTCTACGGCAACTGCGGAAAGCGGCCCCATAGTTGTAATGTTTTCTGACACAAGGTTTACACCAAATGTAAACGGTGGACCTAAAAACTGCATAGCGTACAAAGACTCATCCGTAAAAACAAGTATTTGCTGTCTTGTTTCAACTGCGGTAACAATTTCTGAACCAGATCCAAGCCTTAATTCACCCGCAGTATTTGCCGCAGTTGTAGCCCAATCGGTTAAAGATTCTTGAGATGAGAAACGTATTACTAAAGGATCTTGAACCCCTGGATTGGCCTCTGGATCACAACCAAAAGCAATTATGTGCCTGTCTCTATCTGATACCATGATCTGTTTGGCAATCGTAGGTGCGCTTGTAGATCCTGCAAGAGAATCTAAACTTACGGCTCTAGCCGCAAAACCACTTGTTTTATCCCAATAATATATACCACCGTTACGCACATTGATAAGTAAATCTTCACCAAAGTTGTCGTGTGACCATATACGCAATGTGTTTGTAACAATCGGCGTAGTAGCCGCTTGGCCCCAACCGTTACGTCCCCAAGTACCAACACCCCAACCCGCACCTGTTGCAGTTGTATCTAGCCCAACACTTACTTGATACGCTCCTACAGTAGAACTACCCCCGTTGCCAGAGTCTGACCCGCTTGCGTTAACAAGAGAAGGAGCCAAGGCTCCATTTACAGTTATACTACTTATAGTTGTACCTGCGACACGAGCAGCGATCTTGTAACTATTAGCATTTACTACTTCAGTAACATAATATTCTTGATTTAATACTGCTGCCGTGATGTTGCCGCCAAGAGAGGCCGCTCCGCTAAATGTTACAAAATCGTTTACCACCGCGCCATGATTTGTATCTGTGACTGTAATTACAGACGATCCATTAGTTGCAGAAAAAGTTACGTCACCCGCAGATGTTGTGTTTCTTATTGGTGTAATATCATTGTAAGCACCACCATCTTGGTTGATATAGTATTTTAGAGATGTACCAATGCCAATGAGTCGGCTATTATCTAACGCCACCCAAGGGTGCATAGCTCTTGCCGTGCCTAAATACGATGCAGTTGTAAACTTCTCCCACCCACCAATCTTTTCAGGCATACCAAAACGAAATCGTACTTTGTCTACGTCAAACCAACCACCCTCATTCGTGTAAGAGGTAGTCTCTCGATTGACACCTGGGCGGAACTGAAGTTTGGTTAATGGCATTTAGCATCCTATGAGTTAAGTGCGGTCAAATCATCCCAAACACGTTTTGCATGTGCGGCAGCGTCAAAAGCAGTTGTTGCATCTGGATCTTCATCTGTTGGAGCAGGGTCTGTCCAATTATTTGCTGATGCCTGTGCCGCAAGATATGTTTGTAAATTAGACTGAGAAGTTACTTCTTCTATCGCACCTGATATATCTGCGCCATCGTCTGATATACCGATCATAATCCAATCTTGTGGACTAGCAGTGCCGCTATCTGCAACTGGATACATACCGCCTGTTGACTGTGATACCCCAAACTTTAACCAAGTTGGTATCGTGCCATCTGATTCAAGCCTATACTTAACTACTTTATGCGCCATCTGTCTTTTCCTCTAGCTGTGGAGTGTTAGTCAAAGATGTTCTGTCCATGATATCAAAACCACGACTGTTTGCAAAGTCTGTTGGGCAGTGCGCCCACTTTTCTGCACAAGCCTCCAACCACTGCACTGTGTGTTGATGCTCTGGGGCTTTACCTTCTTTAATAATAGAGTTTTCCCACTGCAAGTATGAGAAAACTTCTGCCTGTGCTTGCGCTGCGTTGATGCCTAGATCAAAGATATAAATAAGGTTGCCCTCATCTATCTGACCGTTACGACTTCTAGCTGCGTTCAATGCCTGCTTCATACAAGTCATAATGTGGTACTTAATTTCTTCTAACTCATAGTCTTCTTCGGTAAGCTCATCCTTACCGATCTTCTTCATCAGGTTGTCATACTGATTGGTAAAGAAGTTTAGCTTTCTTACTGCACCTTCTACATAGCCACGAGAGCTTGCCGCCTGTGCCTGCTTTTCGTTTATCTTTACTTCAAGCATCTCACGCTCAAGATCATCTGTCTCAGCCTCAAGCTTACGCTCTAGCTTTTTAAGCTTTACTTCTTCTTTCTTCATCTTGAAGTAGCCCTCTTGCAAGGCTGCTTTAGTCTTTTCAATCTCAGCCAAACTATGCTTGATAGAACGAATAGGAGTAATGGCTGTAACATCAAGTGTGACGCTCATCATCTGTGAGTGTGACTTGTAAAAGTTACTAGATGCCTTTGCGATTGCAGGAGCTTTTTCCTGTATATTAGCCAACATAGACTTATACTCAGGCTTCGCTTGTGGAAGCTGAATGTTTATGTCGGGCGTAGTAAGTGCTACTTCTTGTGTTGTATCTTTCGGCATTATTCAGGCTTTGTTGGCAAAGTGTGAGTATGAGGCCATCCTGATGCAGTTGGCAAGTCTCTAAGTGCTTTACGGTATGTGACCCACTCAGCTTTCTTTTCTGTGCTCAAAGCGGTGTCAGCCATTTGTGTCCAATCAGAATCTTTAAGCAGTGCTGTTCGAGCATCTCTTGCGATTTCTGCTGCTTTGGCATCAATACGAGCACGATATGCGGTGGTTTGTGCGTCAACTGTTTGCACCTTACCATCATTGTCTGTGTATTCAGTAAACACTGGCCCAACAGAATTAACCGTCATCCAGTTTCCGTCAGAATCTTTTTCTACACCAGACATAAAACTAAACTCGTAAGGCAAGGTAATTTTAGCTTGAGCACTTTCCATCACAGCATCTGCGCCCAGACCATCTAGTCTTTCTTTGGTAAGCGTTGGCTCTAAGACAGGACGAGTTTTTTTGTGCATGGTTCGGAAGGTTATTTCCGTCACCACCTCGCCTGTTTCTCTTATTCTTATTAGTCCCATGACTAAACTCCTTTATGTTGCAATAGCGTAGAAGATGTAAGTTGCACCTGATAAATTAAGCGAGGCTTGATTATTAATGGTAAAACCTGATGCGTATGGATCAAGAACATCATATCCTGTTTCCTCTGCGCTTGTGAGATTAAAACGTAAATAAGGATCATTACCTGCAACAATACCTCTTACACTATCAAATACTGTCCAATCGCCAGCACTATCCGTTCTCTTGATAAGAACAAACCTAACGCCACTGGTGAAACCACAATCAATATTGTTTCCATCAGAACCTGTTCCAGTATAGCTGCCCACCTTACTTACATTTGCTACGGTAGCGAACAGGTATGTCATATAGTCTACGCCTGACTTGTTATGTTCTCCTGAACCACCGCCACGAATGTTCGGTGAGATACCATCAGAATCAAAAGAGTGAACAGGGTTTACGCCTGTAGCATCAGATAAACTTTCGTTATTATTTAGGTTTAAATTAGCATTTGACTGATTATATCCAAAGTCCTTATGCCACACTATCCAATTTCCAGAATAACTATCACCTGATTCTCTTGGCTTCAACCACAGCATCTCAGGTGCAACACCAAGGTTGTGCACTAGTTTAATATCACCTGTTCCTGTGCCTGTGTAAGCAACCATGTCAAAATAGCTAGGCGCTCTCCGCCAAGACCAACCTATCCAAGTACTATAATTAAAAGCAGTTGACGTATGCATACCATCCATGTGATCAAATTGATCGTTATAGTCTTGATGGGCTTCTGCATCGGTACTGTCGGTTTTATACATTTGACCTTCGCCACGCATTCTATCAAGAACATAACTATGCGATCCTGCTCCTCTGCTATTGTAAATATGCATATCTACTGGAAAATTGGTATTAAATGTATTGCCATTTGTGCCTGCGTTAAAACCATATGTAACACCAAAAATATTATTTGAACTGGTTGGTTGAGCTAGTGGGCCTCTGCGTATTGCCATGTATATGTAGGTTTCCCCACTGTAATTTGTTGCAGAACGATTTGCACCTAGTTTAAATCCTGTGGGTGTTGGTTGTGGGTTGAAGTTTGTACCACTCTCATTGCTACTTCCATTGGCGTGTATAGCTTTACTGGCATAACTTGAACCATCATGTACCGTGTTACCACGCATCATGTCGTATATATACCAATGGCGATAATCACCGCCTGTAGCATCACTATATCCAGTACCTTTAATCATCACCCACTGAGGCTCAAAACCAAGATCAATTACAGGGCCAGTGCTAGAACCATTCCCAGTATAACTCCCACATTTTATAATATCAGCATCACCATTAGGGCCGAACCCACCGTCATTATTGTTGTGTGCGAA